CCCCGAGCTAGAAACGGATGAAACCTACCAAAGGTTTGTAGCCAACCCCCCTGAAGACTGCATTTCAATGCGGGTGAACTGGTACGACAACCCGTGGTTTCCCGACACCCTGCGGATGGAAAAAGATGCCCTAAAACAAAGGGACGAAGAAGCCTACAACCAAGTTTGGGAGGGTTTGTGCCGCCAAACCGTAGATGGAGCTATTTTTGCCAAGGAAATGCAAGCCGCAGAAAAGGATGGGCGCATCACTAGAGTGGCCTATGACGCTACCAAGCCCGTACACGCCGTGTTTGACCTTGGATGGTCTGATAGCACCGCCATTTGGTTTCTACAGTTTGTGGGCATGGAAACCCGCCTGATTCGCTACCTAGAAGGCAGCCAACAGACCATGAGCTATTACTTAGCCACCATGCAAACCTTTGGGTATGTTTACGATACGATTTGGTTGCCCCATGACGCTGAGAACAAAACCCTAGCGGCAGCAGGGCGCAGCATTGACGACATCGTAAGAAGTGCAGGCTATAAAACCCAAATCTTGCCTAGAGTGCCTATTGTGGACTCAATTAACGCTGCTAGGACAATATTCCCTACCTGCTGGTTTGACCGTGAACACGCTGCAGACGGAATTACCTGTTTGCGCCACTATCGGTATGACGTTGACCCTGACACCAAGCAATTCAGCCGAAGCCCACGGCACGATCATTACTCACACGGGGCTGACGCATTTAGATACATTGCCCTTATGATTAAAGAACCCCCAAAACGCAAGCCTAGAGCTAGGACTGATATGGCAGTCGGATGGATGGGCTAACAGGAGAGAAATATGGCATACCAAGACCCTACAAACGACAAAATAGCCGAGGCCATGAAGTTTTGGCGCTTGGTCAATGACGCTGACTCAACCAACCGTGCCGAAGCTCTGCAAGACATCAAGTTTGCCGCTGGCGATCAATGGCCCATTGAGATTCAGAACAGCCGCAACGTAGAGGCACGACCCTGCTTGACCATCAACAAGATTGATGCCTACATCCGTCAGGTGACCAACCAACAAAGGATGCAGCGCCCCCGCATCAAGGTTCACCCTGTGAATAACTTGGCTGATTACAAGATTGCCCAAGTGATTGAGGGCATTACCCGCCACATCGAAACCAACAGCAACGCCGACACCGCCTACGACACGGCATTTGATTACGCCGTAAGGATGGGTTGGGGCTACTGGCGTGTAAATTACAAGTACGTCAGCGAAAGCAGCTTTGACCAAGAAATCTACATAGACGCTATCGACAACCCGTTTACCGTCTATTTCGACCCTAACAGCATCCGTCCTGATGGTTCAGACGCAGAGCGATGCCTAATAACTACCGTGCTGGACAAAAAGATATTCAGGGAGATGTACCCCGATGCCGATGATGGGGCTAACTTCCAACCCCGCAGCACAGGTGACGACACCGCAGCTTGGATTACCAAAGAAGACATCAGGATTGCCGAATACTTTTATGTTGAACGTGAACGGGCTAGGCTTTTCCTACTAAGCGATGGCACAAGCGCATTTGCCGATTCTGAGAGCTTTTTTGAGCGCGTAGAAGCCGCAGGGCTAGAAGTCATTGACGAGCGTGACTCATACCGCAGGGCCGTTAAGTGGTGCAAGATGACCGCTATGGAAGTCTTGGAAGAAAAGACTTGGGCAGGTAAATACATTCCTATCGTGCCTTGCTACGGCGCACAGGTCATTGTGGACGACAAACGCAAAAAGTACGGTTTAGTGCGGTTTGCCAAAGACCCGCAGCGTATGTACAACTTTTGGCGCACTTCCATGACTGAAAGCGTGGCATTGGCTCCAAAGGCTAAATGGCTGCTTGCAGAAGGTCAGGATGAAGGCCATGAAAATGAGTGGGCACTAGCTAACATCAAATCTAGCCCTGTCTTACGCTACAAGCAAAAAGACATCGAGGGCGTTCCTGCGCCTGTGCCGCAACGACTACAACCCGAACCGCCACCAACGGGCATTATGGAAGCCGCTGGTGCAATTTCTGCCGACCTGCAAATGGTGTTGGGCATCCTAGACCCTAACCAACTGCCAAGCGGCAACATATCAGGCAAGGCTTTACAGGGCCAGCAAGCCCAAGTTGACCTGTCTAATTTCCATTTTTACGACAACATGACCCGCAGCATCAAGCACACGGGCAAAATCATCCTAGACCTGATTCCCAAGATTTACGATACCCAACGTGTCATGCGAATTATTGGGTCTGATGGTCAACCAGACATGACAGTTATCAATGAGCGTAGCGCTATTGGTGAAGTGCTGAACGATGTGACTGTGGGCGAATACGATGTAGTGATGGACACAGGGCCTGGCTTCCAATCTAGACGCCAACAAGCCGTAGAAGCCATGATGCCCCTGCTTACAGGCAATTCTGAGCTATTCAATATTGCGGGTGACTTGGTATTTAGGAATATGGACTTCCCAGGCGCTGACGTGATTGCAGACCGTCTAGCCGCCTTGAACCCAATGGCACAAATTGATGAGAAATCAGACATACCGCCTGAAATTCAGATGCGCTTGGCTCAATCCCAAAAAGCCATCGAGGAACTTCAGCAGCAGCTACAAGCCGCAGGTTTGGAGATTAACAACCGTATGCAAGTGGCTCAGATTAAAGAAGAAGGCGCTACCAAACGCAAGCTAATGGATGTAACCGCACGGGCGCACAACACCGAGACAATGGCAGAGGTACGGGTTAACGACCAAAACACCCGCAGCATTACAAGCCAAAACAAGACCGAAATTGATGCCTTGGTCAAAATGCTGATTGCAAGAATGCCTGCAGACCAATTGCTTGCAGAAATTGAGCGCCTAAACGCTGAGCAGTTTGCATTTGCCCAAACTGCAGCACAGGACATAAGCCAAGGCGCAAGCCCATTTGTGCAGCAACCAAATTTAATGTAATATGTAATCACCTACCCGTGGGTTCACGGGGTTAATTCTTTGAGGTAACTCAATGTCGGAAGTAGCGGAAAGACTTGCTGCCAATTTGGTGACAAGTGAGAATTTAGCTGAGTTCAATGCAAAAAAAATGGGTTTAGCTGATAGAGCGCCTGCCGAGGCTGTAGTCGAGAATACTCCTACAGAGCCGACAGAAACGCTCGAACAGAGTGAACCGAAAGCGGAGAGTGAAGCAACGGCAACAGAGGATAGAAAACAAAATCCTAAGTTGGAAAGACGGTTTTCTGAGATAACCAAGCAACGTGAAGAAGCTAGGGCAGAAGCACAGCGGGAACGCGAAGCAAGGGAATCTTTAGAAGCAAGGTTGCGAGATTTAGAGACAAAAGCACAGCCTAAAGCTGATGCCGCTGAAACTGAGCCGCTGCCCGAGCAGTTTAGCGATATGTACGAATATGCGAAAGCATTGACAGACTATCGGGTTGATCAGAGGTTGAAGGAAGAAAAGGTTAAGGAAGCGCAGGCAAAAGCTGCATCCGAACACGCCAAGCTAATAGATACCTGGGCGCAACGGGTCAATGCAGCAAAAGCGGAGATGCCTGACTTTGAGGCAATGGTTTCTAGCGCAGACGTTACGGTAAGTAACGAGGTGCGTGATGCAATCTTTGAATCAGATGTCGGCCCCCGCATCTTGTACCACCTAGCCGAGAATCCTGACTTTGCTCAGAAACTGCAAGGCATGACCTTGACATCCGCTTTGAGAACTATTGGGAAATTGGAAGCGCAGTACGAAAAAACTGATCTTCAGACAAAGCCTGCTGTCGGTAAAAGTAAAGCACCCGTGCCGATCAATCCAATCAAATCGGCGGCTAACGGGCGTGATGTAGCCTTGACCAGCGATGGTCAGTTTCATGGCTCATATCAGGCCTGGAAAGCTGCTAGGTTGGCTGGAAAGATTCGCTAAACCTATTTTTTAAGGATTTTGAAATGAGTAACAATTTACTAACGATCAGCATGATCACCAACGAGGCCTTGATGGTCTTGGAAAACGAGTTGACCTTTTCTAATAATGTTGACCGTAACTATGACGACCAATTTGCCGTTAGCGGCGCAAAAATTGGCGCAACCTTGAACGTCCGTAAACCTGGTCGTTTCATTGGTACTACTGGCCCCGCATTGAACGTAGAAGATTTCTACGAATCAAGCGTTCCTGTTACCCTGTCCACACAATTCCACGTTGACACCCAATTCACTACACAAGATTTGGCCCTGTCTTTGGATATGTTTAGTGACCGTGTTCTGAAGCCTGCCGTTGCAGCTATTGCCAACAAGATCGACTTTGACGGTCTGACTACAGCTAAGAACAACACCGCTAACATCGTAGGTACAGCAGGTACACCCCCCACAGGTCTGATTACCTACCTGACCGCAGGTGCGTATTTGGATTCTGAGGGCGCACCCCGTGATGGTCGCCGTTCATGCGTTATCGAACCCTTTACATCTGCCACTATTGTGGACAGCTTGAAAGGTTTGTTTGTACCGTCTGACGCTATCAGCAAGCAGTACCAAAAAGGCATGATGGGTCGTGACTCTGCAGGCATGAACTGGTTCATGGATCAGAACGTGATCTCGCAGACTTTCGGTTCTTATGCAACCGCAACTCTGTCTTGCAACACCACCACAGGTACAGGCTTCATCACTAGCGGATGGGCTTCTACTTCTACTATCGCATTGACCGCTGCAACTGCTACCGCAGGCTTGAAGCAAGGTGACGTGATTCAGATTGCTGGCATCTTTGCTGTCAACCCACAGAATCGTCAAGCCTATGGCTCTAACAAGCTGCGTAACTTTGTGGTGACTTCTAACGTAACCGTGGCAACTTCAGGCACTACTTCTGTGACCGTAAGCCCCGCCGTGATTACCGCAGGTCAGTTTCAAAACGTGAGCTTGGCTTCTACCAGCAGCACCGCTGTAGTGACCCCGTTCAACAACACAGGTACTGTCAGCCCACAGAACATCGTGATGCACAAAAATGCATTCACTTTGGCTACTGCTGACTTGGAACTGCCTGATGGCGTGGTATTCGCAGGCCGTGCTTCCGATAAGGAACTTGGTCTGTCCATGCGTGTCGTACGTCAATATACCATTAACGTTGCGAATGATTCGTCATTTGCATTGGTGGCCTAATACTGTAAGGTATTACGGAAAAATCTTCTCTGATTGACTTGGAACTCCAGAAGTGGACAACAGGGCGCAAGCGATAAAAAGCAGCGTGAACGACTAAGTGAGAAGACAACCTGTGAAAAGGTTGATGCGATAGTCTGAACTGAGACGTAACTTAAAAAAGAAGTCTCAGAGGGTAAGTCGAAGAACTAACCCCGCCATTGAAAGATGGTCAGTAAGCTGAAAAGCTGAAAGTAACAGAGTGCAATAATGACAGTATTCCGACCCGTGTGGACGTTCTGTATGGCTGGGCGCCCCTGTACCCTGAACTTGCCTGCCGTGTCGCAGCTTAATCATTAACATTTAGGAGTAACTATCATGGCAAATCCAGGACCAGCAAGTACCAACACAAGTCACCCCACCAATTTGGCAACCAATCAGGCATTGCGCTTGATTGCATCTGCCCAAACCGTGAACTTGAATGCAGTCGCAGACACATTGGCCCCAATCTTTGCTGCTGGCGATGTCAGCGTGCAGAGCATCATTGTGACCAATGCATCTATTAGCCTTACCACAGCGCAATTGGCTGTCTATACAGGCCCAGGCGCTACAGGCACAGCAGTTAAATCTGCTTATGCTTTGTCGGGTAACACTTCTGCAGCAACTGTTGTTGTGACCGCCGCGACTTCTACTGATGCCATCACAAGCGGCAACCTGTACATCCGTTGCACTACCGCACAGGGCGCAGCAGCTACCGCTGATGTGTTCATCTACGGCTACGACCTGAACTTCTTGCCTTAAACAAGCATGAGTTAAGTGGAGAGGCCATCCTCAAAAGGGATGGCTTTTCTTTTTTGCAAGCCTATAATTTGATAAGAGGTACACATCATGGTTAACACATCCGTAATGCGCCCAAGTGGACGCACCTATGCACTCAGTCTCACAACTTCAGCCAGCACCGCCCTGCTGATTGAAGCCACCACAAACGACCAAACCAACTACGTTTCTTTGTTAAACACAGGTTCAGGCGTTGCTGGCGTGGAATTGTCTAACTCAAGCACAGTAACCACCCCAACCGTGGCATCCACAGGCAACAGCGTTTCATTCATCCTGCCTGCTGGTATGACTTTCCCGCTGCTGATTGCTGCGCCTAAAGCCCCGTTTTACATCAAGGCCATCAGCTCAAGCACAAACGTTCTGTATATCACGGCTTGCCAAGCTGACTAATAAGGGGCTTTCATGTCCAATTCCGCTGCGGTCACCCAAACGACCAATATCGTCCCTGTTCAGGGTATTTTTGACCCTGAACCAACCTTTGCGCTTATTTCGCTGATTGGCCCTGCAGGAACGCCGTTTTTTGCCAATATTTCACCCAATCAATCAGGGTTAAATATCACAAACAGCACGATAAACAGCACCACCATAGGGGCAACAACCCCGTCTACGGGTGCGTTTACGTCAGGCACGGTGGCCGCAGCCCCTACAGCCCCCACAGACATTGCCAACAAGCAATATGTGGACTATTACGCAGCAGGACTAAGCTGGAAACCCCCCGTCAATGCGGCAACCACAGCGAATATCACGTTGTCAGGTCTTCAGACCATTGATACCGTAAGTTTGGTGGCAGGTAACACGGTTTTGGTTAAAAACCAATCCATAGCGGCTAACAACGGCATTTATACGGTGGCATCAGGGGCATGGACTAGAAGCCCAGGCGCTGACACATGGGACGAATACGTTGGCGCAATTGTGTTTGTTTTAAGCGGTGGTCAAGCAAGTTCAGCTTGGTACTGTACTGCACAGCCTGGCGGCACTTTAGGCGTAACCGCAATCAATTGGTCTAACTTTAGCGTTTCGTCCACTTACACCGCAGGAACAGGGTTAACCCTAACAGGAACGCAGTTCAGTATTACGCCCGTGGGTACTGCGGGAACGTATGGCTCTGCCTCATCTGTGCCTGTATTCGTTACAAACGCATCAGGTCAGGTTTCATCCGTTACCAATACCGCTATTGCAATTGCAAATACACAAGTGTCGGGTCTTGGCACGATGTCCACCCAAAACGCCAATGCGGTAGCAATTACAGGCGGCACGATTAACGGCACGACTGTAGGCGCTACGACAGCAGCAGCGATCACAGGCACAACCATTACCGCTAACACCCAATTTACAGGCGCAGGAACGGGGTTAACAGGCACGGCAAGCGGATTGTCTATTGGTGGCAATGCAGCTACCGCCACCAGCGCCACAACCGCTACAAACCTTGCAGGAGGCGCGGCAGGCTCTTTGCCTTACCAAAGCGCAACGAGTGCAACTACGTTTTTGGCGGCAGGTACTAACGGTCAAATTCTGACTCTAGCGGCGGGTGTTCCATCATGGGCAAATGCGCCGTCTACAGGTGTGACCACATTCAGCGCAGGAACAACGGGATTTACGCCATCGAGTGCCACATCAGGTGCAGTTACCTTGGCAGGAACGCTAAACGTAGCCAATGGCGGTACAGGCGTTACAACGTCCAGCGGTGCAAACAGCGTGGTTTTGCGGGATTCAAGCAACAACATTACGGCTAACGCTTATTTCAATGGATTCACAAGTGTTGCGGCATCAGGTTCCACAATCACGCTAACTGTTGCGTCAACCCCTGTTTATTTGGTCACAGGTTCAGGCGGTCAGGTGATTCAATTGCCGAACGCTACCACTTTGCCAAA